CTTAGTTTTCCATTGATAGCTCAGATTAAGTACGATGGAGCTTATACAGTTATTGAGGTATCTAATGATAAAGACCCAGTTTTCCATACTAGCGGAGGCCTACAGTACAGAAACGACAAGACTCCAGGGTGGGTGTACTATCTCAAGCCAGGGTTTTACATAGCAGAAAGGATTAACAAGGGTGGTAAGCTTGGTACTAGAAGATACACAGCACTAACTGGCCCTAAGACTGACCAACTAGCTACTGACCACGATTATATGTTGCACGACTATCTAACATATGAAGAGTATCAGGCTGGCAAAGCTACAGCTCCATACCATAGAAGATTAACAGAATTAGTGGACCAGTTTAATATACCTGATATTAACTTAGTAGAGAGTAAGGTAGCATATAGTATGCATCACTTAGAGCAAATGCTTAAAGATGTTACTAAACATGGTTATGAAGGCCTAATGCTCAAAGACCCAGACTGGTTATGGGAAGACACCAAGTCCAGAAAGATAGAGTGTGCTAAGTACAAGAAACGCCCAACATCAGATTTACTATGTGTTGGAGTAACTGAGGGTATAGGTAAGTATGAAGGTATGATAGGTGCATTAGTCTTACAAGATAGCAATGGCAGGCAGGTACAAGTTGGGTCAGGTCTTAGTGACCACGAAAGAAGCAAACACGATGAGTGGTTTGTAGGTAAGGTAATTGAGATAGAGTATGAACAGCTTATGGATACTTACATTCAACCTACATACATTCAGGTTAGAGTTGATAAAACTGCAAAGGAGATAGATTAATGCTTGAGAGACTAGAAGATAGATATAAGAAAGCTTTACAAGATTATAAAGAGATGTATAAAGAAGACGAACCTTTAGTAATGGATATGATAATTAAAGGTAGAGAGCTTGAAAGATCTAGAAACCAGTTTATCCATGCTTTAGGCAAGCAAAGATTTAAGGAGTTAGGTTATGAGATGTAAGGACTTAGAGGTAGTATTACTGTTGGTGTTATTGGTAGGCATTGGTTTTATGGCACTTACTATAATGCAACGTAACACTCTACAAGCATTTAAGCAACAGGCAGTAGAACAAGAGTGTGCTCACTACAATAGTATTGATGGTGAGTTTGAATGGCTTAGAAAGGATAAATAATGACATTATATAAATTACTAGGTTTAATAATAATGATAGTACCAGCACTAATGGTATATATAGACATAACAGAACATGAATATACTGAACGTGGAAAGGGTACTATAACTATTTCTACAATATGTGCAATACTTGGCACAGCATTAATAACCTATAGTATTAAAGGATAAGTAATGATAAAATATCATGTAGGCGATAGAGTATTTAGTTATTCGCTACAAGAGTGGGGAGAAGTAAAAAGTACTAACAATAAATATAATATACCTATGTATGTATTATTTGGTAAATATGACATGTGCTATTTTACATTAGATGGTAGACGTTCTGAAAGTGACAAAGCAAGAGACCTTTTCTTTGATGAAGTCACTATCGAACTACCTAAAAGACCTTTACAAGATAAAGATATTGTTAAGTGTTGGGATGAGTATGCACAATTTGAAGTAACTTATAGATTTTATAATTCTATAAATAAAAGCACTTGGAACAGTAATGGAACAAGAAGTTGTCACAGATGGAATAATATGGTCTATGTACCGGATGAAAAAGCACCAGAAGAGTTGGTAGCTATGAGAGATAAGCTGGAGAACTAAAATGACAAGACTAATATATGACAAATGCTCAAAAACATTTGGATTTCAAGATAAATTTCTGTGGTTTTGGTTAGACAGAACAGCACAAAGTGATTTCTATATTCATGAAAGTTGTTTTGAATTTATAGAGTTATACAAAAGGACTAAAATGAAATATAAAATAAATATAGTAGTAATCACACTATTTCTAATCCTAACTATTTTATGTTATGGCAACGGTACCCTATTCTATGGTAATTTAATACTAGCATTTATAGCGGCTTGCACAATGGAAATAAAGATGCATATTGATGGAGTTAAAAATGATTCATAAAGAGGGTTTGATACCTGTGCCACTGTTTGTTAAGGAGCATGGTCTTACTAGGAACAATATGTATATATTACATAGTCAAGGTTGCCCCTTTGTGGTTAAGGACGGTAAGAATGTCTATGTAGATACTACGAAACTTTATCTTCGTAAGGAGTTTAGACACAAGATATGGTTGAAGTCACACGATAACTACTACGATATGATAGAATATTTTGGCTCTGAGAATAAATTTGCCATATGGTTAGCCAAGTATAGTGATATATCAAAGGATAGTTGGGTAGACTTTCTAAGCAGAAGATTGTTTATGCTTCCTACAGATGAGATATTAAGCTATAAAGTACCAGCTAGATTATGGTTCTTTTTTAGAGCCACTAGAATGGTACTTAGGTACAGAGACAAACGTATAGAAAGAATATACAAACGACTACCACATAGGGATATGTATGATGAAATTTATAAAATGAGAGGATGTAAGAGATAATGGTACAGCCAATAGAGATTAAAATGCAAGGTACAGAATACGTAGGCTACTACTTCGGTAGAGAAATAACTAGACAGAAATCATTAGTTAAAGCTTTATACAAGTTACATAAATATGTAAAGGGCCAAGAATGAGCCCTAATCAAGAGATGCGTATATGCAATCTAAACAAAGGTAGGACTATTAAGCAAGTTCTATATCGCTTAGAGATTATGCAACAATATAGAAATACTAGACTACATGAAGTAGTTATACAAAGGATAAGAGATGCTAGAACAAGTATCAAATTTTGACCAGTATATAAAGTTTATCACTGGTTTTGCAGGTTCAGGGAAGAGTACTAAACTAGTAGAGTTGGTATCCAAGACGCCTAATTATCTAGTATTAGTTCCTACACACAAAGCCGCTGATGTATTATTTAGCAAGGGTATAGAACGAGTATATACTATATATTCTGTACTTAAATTAGTACCAACTCTAAATGAAAATTATAACCCTACTAAAAATCAGAAGATACAAAGATTAAAGCAGATAGGCAATATAGATTTATTAGATGTTACAGATGTTTATATTGATGAGTTCTCTATGATTAGCCAAGACATACTAGATATGTTACTAAATGTATTACCAGCATCTGCTAATGTTACAGTATTAGGCGATCCATTTCAATTACCACCAGTATCAGGAGAGCTAATAGACCCGTTAATTTATACTGATGATATAGAGGAGCTAACGACCCAACACAGGGCAGATGCACCAGAGGTAGTAGAGACTTTTATGCGATTTATGGAATACATAAAAACAGCAGATAGTTCTATATCTTTGGTACTTAATTCAGCTATTAAGAAAGGAACGCTAGAGGGGTTTAATCCTGATACTGATAGGGCCTTAGCATTTACAAACAAAAGAGTACAAGAATTAAATGCTGAAATAGCAGAGATACTTAATCTACCTGAACAATATAGTATAGGCGAAGCTTTAGTAGCTAATGGTATAGATTGTAAGTTGCATTCTAATGAGTTAGGTGGTACTCAGATATTTCCTAGTTGCATTAGTAAGGGCAAACTAATGACTAAGGATAAATTACAATTAGCTTCTATTGCTACTCTAAGAGATATAGAGAAGTATAACACTGATTTATCTAATTATGGGAGATTAGCAATTAGTATAGATGATGAAATTTACACTATATACTATGATATTAATCATTACCAAACTCTAAAAAAGCTTAAGGGTGATGTTGATTATGCTCAAGCTTATATCTATAAGACTCACGACATACCTGATGATATGTCACTAAAAGAGTGGTGTTCAGCAAATAGACATGCTAAAGGAGTTAAAGAACGAGGTAAAGCGTGGTCTAAATATATAGCACATCAAAATCTAGTATTTTCATTACAACGACCATTTGCTACTACAGTACATAAATCTCAAGGTAGTGAGTTCTCTACTGTATATATAGACCAGGAAGATATGAAGTTGGCAATTAAGCCTAGATACTATATGCAATATGCTAGACTTATGTATGTTGCACTAAGTAGAGCAATAAATAAAGTAATAAAGGTATAGTCATGGCAGATAAAGTAGCAGTAGTATTAATACATAATAGAGAAAAGAGATATTCGTATTTCACAGGTGGATTAGATGTACAAAAAGGTGACGTAGTAATAGTACCGGTAGAAGTAGGTGGTCCACTGCATGCAACTATTCTATTTCTATCTAGTGCAAAGAGATACACTAGTAAGGCAACCAAAACTATATTGAGTAAGGAATAATATGATAGCACGTGATAAATTAAAGGAGGCCATTATAGTTAGAGACAACTCAATGGAAACAGTGTCTCAATTAACTACTAGCTATATAAATGCTCTAGGTACTAATAGAGGTATATATATTAGTGACCACGCAATAGTGAGATATTTAGAGCGAGTTAAGGGCGTTACATTTAACAATAGTCTTACTGATGCTGCAAAATTAGATAATTATTGGCAAGCTCCAGAGGAGATTAGAGAAGAGATGCTTACATTAGAAGAAGATAGGTTTATATTGAAGAAGCAATTGCACTTCTATCGTAGACCTAATACTAATTATGGATATATTATAAAGAATTTAACTATAACAACAGTTTTAAATTTCTCTTAATTTTAATTTAAGAATAAAATGATATAATATATCTATCATTTAAGAGAGATTATATCTTTAAAATGTAGCGGTTGAAGTACTTACCGCTATATAAATGAAGCAAAAATTATGAAGACTACCCGCGAACGGTAGCAAAGGTAAACGTTATGACAAAGAAAAAATTGAATGAGCTCGTATTAGCAGCTTGTACTGAATTTGGTGCTTCTGCAGAGTTAACTGCGAAATTAAATGAGCTTACAGCTCCTAAAGTTGGTGGTGGGGCTTCTGATGTAAATGACTACACTTGTTTCGGTGAAGATGGTAAACCTGAGTTTATCTTCTGTAACATCCATAAGAAATGGGAACCAGTTGTTGATGCAGAAGGCAATGAGCTTTTCAAAGTTAATGAAAAAGTTAAGAATGGTTACGATCGTGAATGTATGGAAGGTACAGCTGCTTGGAAAGAAGCAAACAAATCTGTTAAAGCTTCTAAAACTGCAATCATGCAAGACCTCCTTGATGAAGTTATCACAGGTGCAGAGGCTAAAGAGCAAATTGCAGCTCTTGGTGATATTCGTTCACATATCGGCCCTCGTGAAGATGGTCTCGGTCAAGATGAGAAACCATGTGGAGAGGCTAAGTAATTTCTGCTTCTTAGGGACCTCTTCGGAGGTTCTTATAGAGGTATCAAGTTCTAGCCCAGAAATAGGTAATGAAGGCAATAACGGCGGCCTTAACTTGATAGAACCTCAGTCCGTTCAATAGAACCTACAAAACAATGCAATACCATAGAAAAAGGAAAGAAAACATGGCAGCACCTAAACAAACATTCAAAACTCCCCTCGTACCCCTAGAATGGGTAAATGTTAGAGGTCAAGGTAAACTCCGTATGAATGCGGATGACAATGGCGACCCTAATAACTACCAATATGTAGCAACAGGTATCCTCACTAAAGAACAAGCAGATGTACTTAACAAAACAGTAGATGCATTCTGGCGTAAAAACAAACCATCCGGTGTAGGTAAACGTAAGTTTGAGCTAATCAAGGAAGAGACTAAAGTAGTTAAAGATGCTGAAGGTAAACCAGTACTTGATGAAGATGATGAACCAGTAAAAGAAAAAACTGGTAATTGGATAGTTCAAGCTAAAACAAACACTGTATGGCCTGATGGCAAAGCTAACCTACCTAAGATTTTAGGGTCTAATGGTAAACCAGTTAGTGATGAGCATGCAGCGGTTACAGATGGCATCGGTAATGGTACACTAGGTATTATTCACGGTACACTAGGCATCACAGCATATTCAGGCAATGAAGGCGTAGTATTCTTCTTATCTGGTGTTCAGATTAAAGAGTCAACTCTTAAGGCAGCAGGTTCAGATGATATCGAAGCAGAAGAGCTTGAAGATGATGTAGCTGATACTACTGTAGAAGAGAGTAATGGGGAAGGCCCAGCGGTATAAGTTATGGATGTTGAGCCTATAGAAGATATATCGACGGATGTAACTGAGAGCTATGTCAAAGACCTCGAAAATGAGATAGTTGAATTACAGGCTCAAATCAAAAAACTTAAAAAGAAGCCAAAGCAGCAGGATAAGTCTTGCTGTGAAGCTTATAAGATGGTAGTAAGGAACTATCATAAACTGTTAGATGAAATAATACCATTTTAATTATTAGTCAGAGTTGACTTAAACACTAAAGGACAAACAATGCAATATGAAGTTATAAATAAAGTATCGGAATTACCTAATTTCGATAGAGAGTTGCCCATATTCTGTGATATAGAAACAGATGATTTATATGGACCACTAAGAATGATACAATTCTATCAACCCCAAACATCTCCCACAATTTACATAGTAGACATCGCACCATTTGGGTACAATAAAGTAGACTACTATTATGAACTTAGACAAATAGAAGATTTTGTTATGATACATCATACTGTTTGGTATAATAGTTCATACGACTTAGGCTCTATGAATATTAGTCCGTCTATGGGTGTAAAGCATCCTGATGAAGTAACCAAAGATACTAAGTATGAGCATAAAGTAGATGATTTGTTTTATGCTGTTAAGACAGCATATGCAGAGTTTATGGAGTTTGGATTAAAGAAAATAGTTAAAAAACTTCCATATACCAAAGGACTATATGATGGTATTAATACTATTGATAATCCTAAGGGTTTTGTTAGAGGTGCTTATATCTCTAAGAATGCATTTAAGTATGCAGCTATTGATGTATATGCCTTATCTCTTATTTGGGGAGACAAAAAGGTACAATTAGTTATAGAAAATAACTTAGCTTATAAAGTTGATATGATGTCTCAAGCATATGCACTTATCTATCAGCAGAATGGTTTATTATTAGATAGAAAGATGTGGGAAGATAAACTTAGTTATGCTGAGGAACAAGTGATTAAGTATACTAAAATGTTACCTGCTGGCTTTAACCCTAATTCATACAAACAGGTTAGAGAATTTCTTAATACCGATAAGAGTGACCATGAAGCTTTAGTAGCTATGATTGAAACTAGACCCGAAGCTGAATATATTATAAACCTTAAAAAATTTAAGAAGCAAGTATCATATCTAAAGAGTATTGAGTTCGATAGAATGTATACTAAGTTCAATGCTGCTGGTGCTATTACAGGCAGATTTACATCTGCAGGCGGTTCATTACACGACCATTTCAATGCTCAACAAATTCCACGTGATTTCCAAAAACTATTTACTCAGGACACTGATGATACAGTAGTTATAGATTTAGACTATTCTACTCTAGAGCTTAGACTTGCTGCTGCAATGTATGGAGTACCTTATATGTATAAACAGTTTAAGGAAGATAGAGATTTGCACATAGATATGGCAGTTATCGCATCTGAGAAAGAGATAGCACCTGATGGCTATCCTGATATAAACCATAGAAATATGCTACCTTGGGGCCAGCACGATGATAGATATCTTAATGAGCAAGAACGTAATGATGCTAAGGCTATTAACTTTGGTTATGTATTTGGAATGTCTGCTAAGAAATATGTTCCTTACGCATTTACCAACTATGGTATTAAGGTAACTTTGGAAGAGTCTAATACTTTACGTAAAAAGTATTTCTCATTGTATCCTGAATTAACCAAAATACATAATAAATGTTGGGATGGCTATAAGAAACCTAGTTTCTATGTATATACAGCATTAGGTAGAAAGGTAAAACCTAAACTAGGTACTGATGCAATTAACACACCTATTCAAGGTAGTGGAGCAGAAACAACTAAATTGGCAGTACATTACCTAGTTAAGGAAAATCCTTTAGCACTTAAGTACATTTACAATGTAGTGCATGATGCTATCTATGAAAGAGTACCTAGAGCTGAAAAAGACTATTGGGCTAAATTACAAGCAGATAGTATGCTTAAAGCATGGACTGAGATTAGTAAAACAAAAGCGTTCATCTATAAAGATGTTCCTATGAAAGTGGAGTAAACAATGACAAGAGAAGAAACAATAAAGAGTGGTAGACTACTAGTTGAGATTGACATTACTACTATATGTAATCTTAGTTGCAATAACTGTAATAGATTTTCACAGTATCCAAGTACTTATACAAGTCTAGGTATACCTGATATACTTAAGTTTATTGCAGATAATATGCATTATGGTACAGATTTAACAGTTGCTATACTAGGTGGAGAACCTACATTGCATCCAAACATTGATGAAATTATTGAGTTATTAGATGACCATTTCAATGTTATACTAACTACTAATGGTATTAATGACTATACTCCACCTAGAGATGTAGTTATAGAGAACTCTGCTAAAGAGAAAGGGGAAGAGCCGTTATTTGCATTAACTATGAATGCACCTATTGATGACCCTCAATATAAAGATGCAGATTTCTATATGGGATGTAGACAATCAGGTATCTGTGGTAATGGCTATAATGCTAATGGGTACTACCCATGCTCAGTTGCTATGAACATAGATAGACTAATGTTTCCTGATAATCTATCTGGTACTGATACATTATCTGAGGCTTTAGTACTTAAAGGCATTACATTCAATAAGTTATGCAGATACTGCGGTACATTTCAAAATAGACATTATGGTGTTAAACAGCCAGATAATCTAGGTACTGAAGAAGTTATAAGCAAAAGTTGGAAATTTATGGAGGAGCGTAACCATGGATAATGAAATGGCAGATGTAGATTTAGATGGTAAAGGTAATGTGCTACCCGAAAAGATAGATAAGATTGCATTGATAGATGCTGATACGGTAGTATTCGCAGCTGCAGTTACATTGGAATATTTTGAAGAGGTATTACCTAGAGATATGTATACTGATGAAGAGTGGGACCTAGTCTTAGCAGACCCAGGATATGATGAAGCAGAAGGTGTTATCTATCGTATAAACCTAGAAGATGCTATCAAACATAGTATGGACAAAGTAGAATATATTATGGAGCGAACTGGCTGTGCTGATTTTGAATTACATTTTACTGCAGGTAGAGAAAGCTTTAGATATACAAAGGTAGATTTAGAATATAAAGCAAATAGATTAGTAGACTCTCAAGGTGCCAAGACTAGAGCTCCTTTCGGGCTTTATGCTATTAAACAAGCTTTGTGTACTAAGTATCCTGAAAAAGCCAAAATGTGGATAGAATGTGAGGCTGATGATGTAGTGTGGTGGTATGGTAATAAATATCCAGAGAAGTACATAGTATGTGCTGTGGATAAAGATATCTTAGGTGCTATGAAACATATAGCATTTAACTACTACTCTAGTACTAAATATGGCATAGATATGAAGTTTGTGCTACCTCCTGAAAGCCCAGAAGAGTATTGGTATAGACAATGTCTAACTGGGGATAAAGGTGACGGTATCATAGGCATACACGGTGTAGGGCCTGCTAAAGCTAAAAAGTTTTTATATAATTGTAAAACAGATGCTGAGCGGTGGGACGTAATAGTTGAACAATACGAAGCAGCTGGTCGAACTATGATTGAGGCACTACTTAATATGAGAATGGTTAGACTAGACCAATATAATCCTGAGACCGGAGAATTAGTCTTATGGGACCCAAGGAGTTTAAAATGATTACAAGTTTAACAGACCATCGTATAGATATACGATTTGCTGAGTATGTAGAACAAGCTCTTAGTTGTGATGCAAGTAAATATAATGTAGTTACTAATGGTATGTATAATGCTGCAAACCCTGAAGTACTAGATATGATGGAGCATGAACCTACTTTATATCTCATAGATGACCATACATGCTATGTACCTGAAGATGATACAGTTTTAATTGCATCACAGTTTACTAAGCATCCAATTAGTGATGTACCAATGGAATATTTCCAGGTTAGTAAGTTAGCATTATTCGATTATAGATTTGATGATTTAATGCCTAACAATTATAACCTTGAGCCAATATGGATGTATTGGGGTCAATATAAGCCAGAGCGATATTCTGAGTATATGAACTATATACCTAAGGATACATATGTTATAGGTCGTAGATACCCAGAAGAGTTATCTAGACAGTGGAAGATGTTACCATTTACTAAGGACCTAGAGGAACTAAACAATATGATTAGTTTAGCTACACATACTCCAGTATTTGGTGATGAATTACATAATGGTGTTAATTTACCATATCGTATTTATGAGGCATTAATGAATGGTGTAATACCAGTAATAAGCCCCGAACTATTAGGTGACCAAGATATAGATATAGCTTGGATATTAAAGCGAATTGATGGTAGATTAACCAGACGAGAATATAGGTCTATACTAAGACAAAAGAGACAAGAAGTTAAGGAGGAGTTAATATGTCTATTGAAGAAACTTTAGAAGAGAGAGGTGCAGTATATGGGTCATATGTTAGCGGTGTTGTTTGCAGAGCTAATATGATGGAAGCACTTAATGATAAACATATTGAATGCAATAGTAAGCCATTGCCTGAGAAGGTTAGAGTAGTATTTAGTGATATACTACTTAAGTTAATGAGGGCAGCATCAGACCCTAAACACGAGGATAGTTGGCTAGACCTTGCTGGGTATAGTAAACTAATATATGAAATGGTAGAGGAGAACCAAGATGTATTTGAGAGTTGAAGATATTAGGGAAGAGTTTAAAAGACTATATAGAAACAAAGTGTATAACAATCGTGGTATGTTAGAACTACAAGGTATATCATTTATAGCAGATGAGTCTGCTATATTTGGTATCCCTAATCAGGAGTATATTGATATGGAAATAACGTGGTATGAGTCACAATCATTAAATGTATACGACCTTAAAAAGCCACCTAAGATTTGGATGCAGGTAGCTGATAACTATGGTACTATAAATAGCAATTATGGCTATCTTACTATGAGTGAAGAGAATGGCCAACAATTTCAAAACGTAGTTCGCACACTCCGTAAACGACCAGATAGTAAACAAGCTACTATGATTTATACAAGACCTAGTATGCATAAAGATGCTTATGTTGGTGGTATGAAAGATTTTGTATGTACTAATACTGTAAACTATAACCAAGATTTACAGTATCCGGAGTATATAAATGCAATAGTTCAGATGCGAAGTAACGATGCAGTATATGGCTATAAGAATGATATAGCATGGCAGAAATATATGCTTGCCAAGGTATGTAAAGAGTTAGATAAACTACCTGGCACCATATACTGGCAGGTAGCTTCATTACATATTTACCCTCGTCATTTTGGATTAATTGAGATATAATTTTATCATCATAATAATCATTTTGAGATAGATATTAGATAGATTAAAATCTATCTAATATGATTTATCATATAGAGATTAAAAGTGCATGTGGAAGAGATTGATTTAAGATTAGATTAAGATTAAGATTAGATTAGATTAAGATTAATATGATATAATTAAATTTAAAAGGAGTTCAAATGGTGTTTATAAATGAAGCCATTAGTGATATACTAGAGTCGCATTCTCGTACAGAGATTGCAGAAACTTTAGGTGTCTCTAAGGCTATGATTAGTACATGGTTACAAAAGGATAATGACTTTTGTCCACGAGTAGGTGTAGCTGCAAAGCTATATAGAGCATATGATATCGTAGTATATCCATATTCAGAGGAGGCACTACAATGGGTGTTAGAAAATACAGATGCGTAAGCAAGGCAAGCAAATTAATTAAAAAACCATTAAGTCCTGGAGTTATTCCAATAGTGGCTGATGATTTATATCAAGCTCATTTAAGACTTAATGATGTTATGTATGACCTTATAAAGCAAGGCGGTAAAGTTATAAACAGAGAAAGACATAGTCTTGTTATAGAGGTGCCAGATGCAACCACGACAACATCAAATTGAAGGCGCAACATGGGCATTAAAAACTATAAGAGAATATGGTATCGCATATTTGAGTTGGGAAGAACGTACTGGGAAAACCTTAACTGCATTATTAACAGTGGAAAACAGCAAAGCTCAAAGCTGCCTGATAGTGACGAAGAAGAAAGCGATAGATGGTTGGGTGGAGACATTGGAGCAATGGGACCACAACACGAAGTTCCAAGTAATAAATTATGAGTCTATACATAAAATAAAAGGTACCTTTGATTTTATTATACTAGATGAAGCTCATCATGCTATTGCAGCTTTTCCTAAACGCTCAAAAACCTGGGCTAATGTAGCTAAATTCACTAAGAAGTTACCTATATTATATCTAAGTGCTACCCCATATGCTGAGAGTATAGGGCAATTGTTTCATCAGTTTAGACTAAGTTTCTGGTGTCCTATTAAGTATAAAAGCTTTTATGATTTCCATAGAGCTTACGGTATACCTAAAACTATTTATACTAGTTATGGGCAGATACAAGACTATTCACAATTTAGAGTTAAAGAGGTTATGGAGATGGTAGAACATTTGTTTAACTTTAAAACTCGTAAAGATGTAGGTATAGAACATGAGCCTAGTGTAAATCTAATTACTATTACTTTACATAATGATACTAAGAAGTTGATGAAACTATGGCTGGCTCATAGAATTATAACTATTGGAGCAAGTGAAATAGTAGGAGATAGTGATAGTAAACTTAGAATGGTACATTATCAATTAGAGGGTGGCACTGTTAAGGTAGATGATAAGAAATCTATACTATTACCTCACCATGAAAAGGTAGATTATATAAAGGCTAACTATGAAGAAGAGAACATTGCGATTATGGCACACTTCATTAAGGAGAGAGAGCTTCTCGAAAAAGAATTTCCAAAAGCTAGAATACTTAGCTCAGATGGACATGCGGAAGGGGTGGATCTCCACAGGGTTGAGAAACTCATTGTCTATTCAATGTCCTTTAAAACATCTAAATATACCCAAAGACTTGCTAGACAAGCCAACCACAATAGGGATACGCCTATCATAGTAGATATTCTTGTGGGAGATAAGCCAGCTATAGGTAACTATGTGTATGAGACGGTAGCAATTAAGAAAGAGAACTTTGTTAAATCTAGTTATCAAAGGAGTATACAGTGAAAGAGCAAGACTATCAACGAAAGATAATAAAATTCCTTGAGTCTTTAGATTGTTATGTAGTTAAAGTAGTATCTGCAACTAAGTCTGGTGTGCCTGACCTTATATTCTGCTATAAAGGTATATTCGTTGGGTGTGAGGTTAAGACACCTAAGACTATGAGTAATACATCCGAACTACAAAAGTATAACTTACGAAAGATTAAGGAAGCTGGTGGATATTCATTCGTTGCATATAGTATAGACCAAGTTAAGGAGGCATTAAATGCAATCGACAGAATATATTTACGGGACTAATGAAGTCCCTGAAATACCTAAAGAGGTTATAGATGCTAGGCTAGTTCTACTACAAGAGCATTTGCAGAAACTATTAAACATACATTATAGTAAAAGAGATACTGCTAGAATAGCTAGAGTATTTAAAGCTATTAAATTTTGGGAGACAATAAATGACAACTAAGAAAGTAACTCACGTCTGTGATAGATGTGGTAATTCAATAACATTTGAGTATACAGATACTCCAAGATATGCCCACGATTGGCAAGCTATTAAATTGGGCCAGACAGGTGCTGAGCTAGATTTATGTAATAACTGTAATTTAGATTTATATAAATTTATGGTAGATAAAGGTGCAACAAATATGAAGTCTGCACTATTTAGACGTAATACTACAATAGTGTAGTATTACTTCGCCTCTTGTAACAACTCCCTAACTGCATCCAATGTGAACAGACCTACTCTATAATTTTTATCAGGCCCTAATACATTTGCTATTTTATCTATATCTTCATCACTACTATTAGCACTTAATACAGGTAAATTACGGTTCCACTTTTTATTGTCTAGGTTTATTTCTCTTGCAAAATCTTTAGCAACTACTCTAGCATTTTTAATAGTTAATGGGGCTTTATCAAATAATGAAGGTACACCTTTCTGGTTCATATCTAACAATACATATGGAGCATCTTTACCTCTTTGTTGTATATACTGAAGCATATTACCAGTTAGTCTCCACTTATTCATATCTGTTAAAGACCATGCAGCATAAGGAGTTTTAGTTCTTTCAGCTTCATCCCATAGTTTAAAGTAAACTTTCTGTCCTACATTAGATGGTAAATTAGCATGTGCTGCTCCTAGCATTAGACGTTTACCGCCTTTAGGTGCATCTTCTAAGAATATGTTTAATTCACTTTTACCATCAGGACTCTCAATAAATACACCATCTACATCTACTTGTCTTATCTTCCATCCAGGAAGTACATCGTCTATAATCTTTTTAGTAGCTTCAGCTGACTTAACTATATAATCATCTATTTTCCCTACTACTGCTAATGAGCGTAGGCCTGCTGCAGAGAAGTATTTCTTATGTACCATACCACCCATTAAAGCTCCAGCTACACCATTAACTACATCGTAATCGGCTGAGAAATAGACATTACCTTTATCATCAGTATGTCCAAATCCTGCTAGGCCACCAGTTAATACATTAGCTGTAGGATTAGCAGCTCTAGCAGCTCTTGCCTCATTTCTTTGTATCTCAGCTTGTGCCTCTACAACGGCATCTTTCGCTTTAATGACTTTATCTTTAGCTGATTTCTTGCCTTCTGCAGTCTTCGCTTTTCTAGCTTCTACCTGAGCTTTCTTAAGGTCATATTGCTTAGCTTTATACATAGTTTTAGCAGCTTGTAAATCTCGCTTACGCTTAGCTTCTGCTTCCATAACTCTCATTTTAACTTCAGCATTTTCATCTTTAATTTGACGATACTTTTGCTCAGCTTCTGAGTTCTGACCAAGTTCTGCTGCTTTAGCATCAGCCTCAGCTTGTTTACGTTCCATTTCAAGTGCTTTCATTCTAGCCTCTTCATCACGGTAGAATATCTGAGCTTCTTCTTCTGTTCTTGAATGTTTATATGCTCTGTTTAATCTACTAGCTTCAGTAACTAAGTCAGCAATCGCACTATCTGGTGTTTCAGGTATAATCTTTTTAATATTGGCTTTAAGCATATTCGGGTTAAATGTATCTGCTTTGAGACTTTCTACAATAGTCTTTTGTACATTCTTACGTTTACTACCCATTGTACCTATATCCATAATAAGGTCTACTGTTTTACGAACTGGGGAAATAGGAGTAATACCACCAATATGGAACGCCTTGTTTAAATCTCTTATTAAGATAGCTCTAGCCATATCAGGTACTAAATCTACAGTCTTTTGCAGCATATTACGTTCATTAGATACTTTAGTTTCTTTGATTACATTGTGATACCCATAATCATAGTCACTGAATACTTTTGCATTATATTCAAGTTCTGCTCTAAGTTCAGGCTTAAGTACTATGCCTTTACTATTTACTTCATCTAATACTTCTAACCAGTTAATAGATGAACCGCCTCTAGCATTTAAAGAGTTACCTTGGTGCTTAATAATATTGTATAAATCACTATCTCTAGTAACATTCTCCATAAACACATCGGCTCTACGACTAATATCTTTGAGTATTAGATTTCTAGCTTCCGGATTATGGATAATGAGTTTGAACGTATTAGTTTC